AAAAGACAAGCAAAAAGAAAAAGCAGTTGCAAGAACCCGCCTCGTCGGTAGTTTCGCGGCCGGAGCCAAGCGAAAAAGATGATTTAATCAGCAGAAAGGCACTCATGCAGCGGTTGCATGATGCCGGAGGCTGTGGAGCACCGCCGGAAAGCTGGGCCGATGGATATGACAAAGCAATCAATCTGGCCTATGGGATGGTAGAGAATGCACCCACCGTTGATGCCGCTCCGGTTGTGCATGGTGAGTGGAAGGAATGGTGGCCCAGTTCGTGCGCTCTGATAATGACAGGTGAGGAAATGCTATACCGATGCACTAGGTGCGATGCCAAGTATGCAGATACATCAAACTTCTGCCCCAACTGCGGAGCCAAGATGGACGGAGGGAATGACAATGACTGACCGCGAAGCCGCCGAGGCCGCGCTG